GTGAGATGTTGGGTGTTGCGAGAGACAAGAGGGTTGCCGGAAATATTGCGAACTGGGATTTGTCTCGCTTTGAGGAACAGAGAAAGCGCAAATGAAATTCAACCTGAAACAGTTTTACCAGTTCTGCTCTGAGTTAAAGATTGAAACCAAAGAGCAGGGCTTACGTAAGATGGACAGTCTTCTAGGAACTCAGACCTATGTCATGGATGAGATTACTAGCGGCTTGGAAAGCGGTGTCCATTTCTTTGTTATCTTAAAAGGTCGTCAGCTTGGTATTACTACTATCAGCCTAGCCTTAGACCTTTACTGGCACTACATCAATGCGGGGTTAAATGGAACACTTGTTACAGACACAGAAGAAAACCGAGACATGTTCAGAGGCACGCTCGGCTCTTACATGGATGGTTTACCAAAAGAATTCAAAATACCCATACTTGCACACAATCGAAACTCGCTTGCCCTCAAAAACAGAAGTCGTATCTTTTATCAAGTCGCAGGGCTTAGAGCGAAAGGAAGTCTTGGTCGTGGCAAGGGCATCACATTCCTTCACGGCACAGAGACGTCTTCGTGGGGCGATGAAGAAGGACTAGCATCCCTCTTGGCCTCGCTTGCAGAAACCAACCCTAAACGTCTCTACATATTCGAGTCCACTGCTCGCGGCTTTAATATGTTTCACGATATGTACGTGACAGCCAAACGCGCACGGACTCAGAAGGCTATCTTCTGTGGCTGGTGGCGCAATGAGTTTTATTCTGCTGCTCCAGAGACTGACGTCTACAAAGTCTATTGGGACGGCAAACTAACACCTGAAGAAAAAGAGTGGACCCGAGATATTAAGAAACTCTACAACTTTGAGATTAACTCGCGTCAGATGGCGTGGTGGCGTTGGAAAATGCTTGAAGGAATTAAGGACGACTCTTTGATGTATCAAGAGTTCCCGCCAACCGAAGACTATGCGTTTGTTATGACGGGCACATCCTTCTTTTCCAATTCACGGTGTACTGACGCCATGAAGATTGCTAAGAAGATTGATTGCGACCATTACCGTTATGCGATGGGTGTCAACTTCCAAGACACTGAAGTGCTAAAGTCTACTGAACGCCTGTCTACGTTAAAGGTGTGGGAGGAACCCATTGATACTGCTTACTACGTTATCGGTGCAGACCCTGCTTATGGTTCTTCTGATTGGGCTGATAGGTTTTGCGTTCAAGTCTTTCGATGCTATTCAGACGGATTGGAACAGGTCGCTGAGTTTGCCACTTCAGAACTTAATACGTACCAGTTTGCATGGGTTATTTCTCACTTGGCAGGAGCCTACAAGAACTCGACGCTTAATCTGGAAGTTAACGGGCCGGGACAGGCTGTGCTAAATGAGATTAAGAACTTGCGCCGTCAAGCTGCCAGCATGGGTAACGCTATGGGTAAGAGCTTGATGGATGTCTACGGTTCTATGTCGAACTATATCTGGCGACGTAATGACACGATGGGCGGGTTATCAAATTCTCTAGGCTGGCTAACAACAGCAGCAACCAAAGAGCGAATGATGAACTACACCAAAGACTTGTTTGAGCGTCAGATGTTAGATGTTTATTCCGTAGACACTATTGAGGAGATGAAGACCATTATCCGTGACGGCGCATCTATCGAAGCCTCGGGTCGTAACAAGGACGACCGAGTAATGGCAATGGCCTTGGCGTGTGCTGCTTATTCGGAACAAGTTCAACCCCAACTAATTCAGCGCAAACTAAGCCGTAAAGTATCCAGAGAGCTAGAAGCAAAGACACCTGAACAATTGTCTGTAGGCAAAGGCGTATCCAACTACTTGAAAGCGATTGGTGTCTATGGCGCATAATCAATTAACCATTGTTTCCGTTCACGGACACACAGATGGGTCATCCACCTTGCCGTCCATTATCCGCAGTATGCGGGAGCTACCGGGGTCCAAAGGGCTGTTAATTTCTCCAGCCAAGCCAGCTAACATTCCTGACAGCATTGAATGGAAGTCTTGCTTTCCTTTCGACTACCGGGGTTACAGCACATTTATCATGCACTGCTTGCATGAATACATCATGACGGACTTCTGTTTGATTGTGCAAGATGATGGGTGGGTTTTGGACGGCACCAATTGGAGAGACGATTATTACACCTACGATTACATTGGCGGCATTACTCACGCTGGTCTGGTGGGCAACACATTACATCTAGGCTTTGAATGGACTAAGTACAAAGACCCCGTTCTTGTTCTAAACGGCGGTTTTTCCCTGCGTAGCCATAAGTTCTTAGAAGCTCCAAACAAATACGGCATTGTTCAGACCTTTTCTGAGGAGATACATATCTGGAATGAAGACATTCAATTGTCTTGCTTAAAGCGAGGACTCTTTGAGTCTTTGGGATTTAAGTACGCCCCCAATGAAGTAGCCAAATACTTTTCAATGGAACACATAGCTCCCAAGTTTCATGACGATATGGACTTTTCTAAACTCCTTGGTCATCATTCAACTACACGTAAGCTAATCCGAGACAATGAGATTCTCTTGCCAATGGGTATTCAGAACGCCCACAGGGAGACAGAGTTCTTAGATTTCCTGCAATCTAAAGGGTACATCCTTAACTATGTCGCAAACGGTTCTCACCAAGCGTGAGTTAATGACGCAGATGCGCCGCTTCATTAGGGATAAGGAGCGCGGCATCTCCATGAAGCTCTTTGCAGACTTGTGTGGGGTTAACAAAGCCCACTTGCTAGACGTCTTTTGGTATCGTTCTGAACCGTTGACCGAATATATCCAGCGCAGAGTTGATAAAGGATACAAGGCATGGCAGCGTGGCGAGGTAGCTATCATGCAATTGCGTAACCGTAGCAAATACATTGAATACCGCAGAGAAGCTAAACCTAGAATACTACCCACTACTGGCCTACAAATGATTAATGGGAAGATAGGGATTAGATTGGGTATGAGGAATATAGACGATTATTCGCAACCACCATTATTTGAAGGGGATAACAATGGCAGTTCTACATGACTACAAATGTCCAAAGCACGGATACTTTGAGAGCAGAAAGGGGCTATGCCCCATGAAAGACTGTGCCGAGGAGGTGTCAATTGTCTACTTGCAAGCTGTAGGCATGATGTCGGACGGTACAAAGAAGAACGACAAGACAATTAAGCAGTTAGCGATGGACTTTGACATGACAAACGTCAAATCTACCCGTGAAGGGGAGAATCAGTCGGGATTCTTCACCAGAAAGAACAAAACATCCAAGAAACAGCTTGAGAAGGAAGCAGCTATCGCTTCTCAGCGTCCTAGAGAGCCAAGACCCGGTGATTCAGCCATTTGGGGTGGAGATAACCGTTATAGCTTGGGAAATGTAATAAAAGGCGGGGCTGTACGCTCAGTTATGGGAGAATCGGTCGGAATGAACCCAAGAGACGCCGGAAACTTGACAGGACCCAAGGCGGCGAGTTATATAGCTGACCATGAAAACCTACAAGTGAAGTCTTAAATGCGGATACCAACCAAAGACCTAGAGCGTGAGTTCTTCTACCGCGACTTAATCGAAAAGTGCATGGTATCTTTGGCAGAGCGCAAAGGTGATTACGCTTCCCTGCGCTCTTGGTTTTTGTTCGGTGCTGGTGCCAATGAAAACCCCGCCTTGTTCAACAAGATTTATCCCCACATTGACCAGCTAACGTCGTTTCTCTATTCAGCAGAGACTACACGTTTTTCTATCAATGTCGGTGCAGCAGTTCCCAATCAAGAACACATTAAGATTCCAAGGCTGACCCTAGCCTTAAATGATGAGTGGTTAAACTCTAATGCCGACCAAGTCTTCTCCTCTGCTCTGACATGGGCGTTAGTTTTCAACAGCACCTTCATCAAGCTAGTGGTCAACAACGGTATTCACCCCTACATGGTGGAGCCAAGCTCAATGGGCGTCTTGCGTGAAGACGTTACCTACGCAGACAGACAAGAAGCAATAGTACAAACCTATTACATTACAAAATCCGATTTATATAACCGATTGTATAGCCACCCAAAACGGGAAAGCATCGTCAAACGTATTCAGACATCCATGAATACGAAGACTGAGGATATGCCGGAAGGTCTTGACCGCATCATTATGAGTCAATCCAACCCAACCATCTACGGTAACGTCAACTTAGACTTGACCGGCACAAACCGATACAAAGCGCGTGTTGCTGAAGACACCGTAAAGATGTATGAGTTGTGGGTGTGGAACGATGAGACACAAGATTACCAAGTGGTCACGATGGCTGACCCTGACATCTTTATTTATGACCGTCCGGGTGCTTCAGTATTTTTAAAAGGTGAGCTGCCATTTATTCAGATTTGCCCTAACCCGCAATTTGATTATTTTTGGGGTCAGAGTGAAGTTGCTCGTCTAAACCTGTTGCAAGCCATACGAAACAATCGTATGACAGAAATTTTAGACCTGCTGTCTAAGCAAGTCTCTCCTCCTAAAGTTTTCTCTGGCTTTATGGGTATCACGGATGAGAAAGCCTTTGCGTTTGACCGTCCGGGTTCGTTTGTCTCTAGTGATATGCCTAATGCAAAGGTGGATTCAATTGCACCTGAGATGCCAGCGACATTATTTGAGGTCATCCATGAAATTGACGCAATGTTTGCAGAGGCATCTGGAATATCAAGTGTTCTGTCTGGTCGTGGTGAGCAAGGCGTTCGCTCCGCTGGTCATGCTTCTCAGTTGGCCCGTCTTGGAAGTTCTCGCGCAAAGAAACGCGCTTTAATTGTCGAAGACAGCTTAGAAAAGGTAGCAACGCTATACCTGAAGCTAATGCAAGCCTATGACAACACGCATTTTACGGATGAAGAAGGCAATAAGTTTATTGCTGAACAATTTACCAAAGATTATGTAGTGAAAGTGGACGCTCACTCTAACAGCCCGATATTTACCGAAGATATGCGTCAGTTGGCGTTTAATTTGTTTAAAGCTCAAGCTATTGACAAGGAATCTTTACTTGACTTGCTTGAACCGCCAATGAAACAATTGTTAATAGATAAATTGAAGAAGCGCGAGAAGATGCAAGCGCAACAGCCGCAACAAAAGCCCGAAGGCAAACCCGATTTGAAAGCAGTGGAGGGGTAATGGCAACTAGACCAGATTACGCACCAAAAGCAGACCAGCCGAGAGTATCGACCGGCGAACTAAAGAGGACTGAAGCTGCGCCGAGTATGCAATATCGCGTCTCGGGCATTAAGTCTTTTAACCCCCGTCAAGCAAGAAAGACGGGCCGTATGGGTGAGCGATAGGAGTACATCATGTACAAAAAAATGAAGCGTGGTCGTAAGACTCGTCGTTAATTCCCCGCAAGGGATGAGGTATGGCTGACTTCCTCTTTTAAGTTGGCCGCTGCTATTTGGAGAAATCATCATGGCACGCAAATCACGCAAAGGCCGTAAGGCACGCAAGTAATTAGTCCCTTGTGGATTA